CGCTTAAATTTGTACAGGACGCAACCGAACGCGCCCGTATCGACTCCTCCGGCAACCTGCTGGTGGGGGCTACAAGTTTATTATCAAACGCAAACTATTTTGCTTATAGTCCGGGTAACGCATGGGGAATATTTGGTCATGTAAACGGAACGGCATCGGGTATTGATTTTGCAAAGTTTTATTACAACAATACGCAAATCGGATCAATTTCACAATCAGGTACAACCGCTGTTCTTTACAACGTCACATCTGACCAACGTTTAAAAGAAAACATTCAAGACGCTGAATCTGCATCCAATTTAATTGACTCTTTGCAAGTGCGTAAGTTTGATTGGAAGTCTGATAACACGCACCAACGCTACGGTTTCATTGCTCAAGAACTTGTGACCGTGGCTCCAGAAGCTGTACACCAACCCGCAGACCCTGAAGAAATGATGGCGGTGGACTACTCCAAACTGGTCCCAATGCTAGTCAAAGAAATCCAAGACCTTCGTAAGCGCCTTGCAGCCGCAGGCATCTAACCTTAAAGAAAAATACTATGACTAGACAAGAAATTATTGAACTTGCTAAACAGGCGGGTCTTGCTCACTTTTACGACAGCGAAGGTCATTGCACAGGCGTTACAAACGCAGTGCTAATTGATGCTGACAAAGAGCGCAATGATGATCGACTTGTTGAAATGCTTATGCCTTTTGCCAAACTGGTAGAAGAGCGCACCCTGAAACTTGAAACCGTTTAAAAGGAAAATACTATGTTAGCAACTATACTTTGGACCGTATCCCAACTAGACTGCTACCCGCAGGCTGACAATCAGACTGACGTAGTGTTTAATGTTCATTGGCGCTGTACCGGCACAGACGGAACTTACACGGGTACAGTCTATTCAACGGCATCTCTCCCTGCACCAACGGGTACATTTGTCCCCTACGCAGACCTGACTCAAGAGCAAGTGCTTGGTTGGGTTTGGACAGCGTACGGTAACAAAGACAATGTTGAAGCCGCTGTGCAAGCGCAGATTGACAACCAGATTAACCCACCTGTGGTTTCGCCGCCGCTTCCTTGGACCGCATAATGGAAAACGTAACCCTGCCAACTCAACTGTTCAACGCAATCCTTCAGTACCTTGGCAACCAGCCATACGCGCAGGTGTTCCCGTTGATTCAGGCGATTGAGAAAGAACTCGCACCCAAACCGGAGGTGGAAAATGTCAGAGAAGTGGATTCAGGAGGCAGTTAAAGCCCCCGGAGCGCTCCGGGAATCTTTGCACGTTCCGATGGGAAAGAACATCCCGGCAAAAGCTCTGAACAAGGCCGCCAAGGCTCCGGGCAAACTTGGACAACGTGCGCGTCTAGCAAAGACGTTAAAGGGGTTTGACTGAGATGGTTACTTTATCTGACGTTGATCACAAAATAGACGCCCACGTTGACATCTGCGCCGTCAGGTATGAGGGGATTGAAAAGGAAATGCGCGGTGTCCATGCCCGAATTAAGCGGCTTGAACAGATATTTATTACAGGCGCCGGGGCAATCATCGCCCTGCTTGTGACAATCATATTAAAGATACATGGCTAGGTTTTCGGTGGTGTAAAATCCGCTCGGGCATTCGCCCAACCAACTTTAGGGGATTTTCATGGACGATTTGATAATTGAGGTTATTGATGGTTCAACGCCGCTTGAGGCCTTGAATTCTTTGTTTTCTGTTGCTTTTGCAGTTGCCGCCGAGAATGGCATCAGTGAGTTCACCTTGACCCGTTTGTTTGATGCTCAGATATCTGCTCATTTTGAAATTGCAGACAAGGCTGAAGAAGACGGCGAAGAGGGCGGCGAAGAAGACGACGAAGAAGAAGGCGACGAGTAAAACCAGGGCCCTGGTGGTGATCTGCCGGGGCCACATTAAAGGGCAGACATGGAAATTGCTGAACTTTTCCTCAAGGCCTGGCCGATTCTGCTTGGTCTAGTGACGCTAATCATTGTGCTGTCCAAGCTTGATCTGCGGGTTGCCGTGCTTGAAGAAAAGGTAAAGAGCGCCTTTGAGATCATCAACAAGATGAAGGACAAGCAAAATGGCTGACTTCAATCCAGCTTTTGAGAAGATGATCGTCGACGAAGGCGGTTACGTTCTACACACTGTTCCCGGTGACACGGGTGGGATGACCTATGCTGGAATTGCGCGAAACCCAAATCCTCAGTGGCCTGGGTGGAACCTTATTGACAACGGTGCAATCGACAATCCATTGCTTACTGGGATGGTTCGTAACTTCTATAAGGTTGAGTTTTGGGATCGTATCCGAGGGGATGAAATTACGAACCAAATTGTTGCCGAAAACCTCTTTAACTTCGGCGTAAACACCGGAATAAAGGTCGCAGTTAAGTTGGCGCAGTTGATCGTCGGTGCCACTCCAGATGGCGCGGTTGGGGATGTCACTCTGCAAAAGTTCAACAATATTGACGGCGAGGCGTTTAAAAAGGCCTATGCGTTAGCCAAAATCACCCGTTACGCCGACATCTGCAATAAAAATAAAACGCAATCCAAATTCCTTCTTGGCTGGATAAATCGTACTTTGAAAGGGCTTAAATAATGGATCTGATTGGTATTGGTTCTATTATTGAAGGGGTTGGAAAAGTTGCAGGGGATCTCATCACGACGGACAAGGAACGCCTCCAGATGGCGCTGGAGAACCGCAAACTCGATCTTGAGGAAAAGCGCATTGACCAAGCTACAGACCTCGCGCAGGTGGATATCAACAAGATCGAAGCGGCGTCTACTAGCATATTTGTCTCTGGCTGGCGTCCTGCTGTGGGTTGGGTTGGGGTTCTGGGTCTGGCTTACCAATTTCTGGGCTACCCTCTGATGCAATGGTGCTGGGCATTTGGGCAAGGCGTGGACTTGATTCCAAAGGGTCTGGCTGCTCCTCCCGACCTTCAGGTTGAGCAACTTATGACGCTTCTTGCTGGGCTGCTTGGGTTTGGCGGCATGAGGTCTTTTGAGAAGCACAAAGGCGTAGCAGCAAAATAGGGGGATATATGGCAGTCGGAATGACGTACAACAGTCTAGTGAGCGACATTTCGTCTTACCTTGAGCGGACGGATACTGCTACGTTAGAAAAAATTCCGACGTTCATCATGTTGGCCGAGCAGGTTATTGCATCGGAAATTCAGTTCCTAGGTAACTTAAATGTTGTTACCAGCACGATGACCCCGAATGAACCGATTATTGTTAAGCCGGTTCGCTGGTACAAGACTGTCTCTGTAAATCTGACCAATGATAGTAAGAGGCAGCCCGTTTACCTTCGAAAGTACGAATATCTTAGAAATTACTGGCCAAATTCTTCATTAACAGGAACGCCTCTGTTTTATTGCGATTACGATTACACTCACTGGCTGGTCGCCCCAACGCCAGACGTCGCTTATAATTACGAGGTTCTTTACTACGAACGAGTTCAGCCGTTAGATGTAACGAACCAAACGAACTGGTTTACTCAATACGCACCGCAAGCGATGTTGTATGGCAGCCTTTTGCAAGCGATGCCATTTTTGAAGAATGATGATCGCACCCCAATGTGGCAGGCTCAGTACGATAAAATTATTGCCGTTCTGAAAGCGGCGGACGTGGCCAGGATTGGCGATCGGCAGACAGTTGCAAGGGATTCTTGAAATGAGCTTTATCAGCCCCTTCACCGGAGACGTCATTCAACCAACGGACGTCTCGTATCGCAGCATAGCCCTCACCGGGAATATCACGCTTGCCTGGCCGTCCACAGCAACGACGCAGTCAATTGCTCGGATTATGGAGGTCTCGGCCTCGTCTGCAGGGTTCACGATCACGTTGCCGGCGGCGAACCAGGCCTCGGTCGGGGAGGACTCGCTTATCCGCAACACAGGGTCAAACTCGTTCAATGTGGTTGACAACCTAGGAGGCGCCGTAGTAACGGTTGCCGCTGGCCAGTCTAAGTACATTTACATCACGACGAACACGACCGCGGCCGGGACTTGGGGGTTGATTTCTTTTGGAGTTGGCTCGTCTTCGGTTGACGCGGCTGCGTTAGCTGGATATGGCGTCAAGGCGATTGCGGGGACGCTTAACTCTGCCCATGAGGTGGTTACGTTCTCAAACAACTACACGGCCGTTTTATCAGACAGGGCCGATGCCAGGGTCTGGGTAGGCGGCACGGGGACTTTGAGCCTTGACTCTGCCGTAACGCTAGGGAACGACTGGTTCTTTTTGGTTAGGAACGGAGGCACCGGCACATTATCGGTTACTCCTGGATTTAGCCAATTGATTGACGGGACGTCTGCCTTGACCTTGTCTCCTGGGGACTCTTGCTTGGTCTGCTGCTCGGGGACAACGTTTTATAGCGTGGGTCTGGGAAGAAGTGCCCTGTTTAATTTTACGCAGCTCACGAAGGCCGTCACTAACGGGACCTACACTCTTTCAACCTCTGAGGCGGCCAACATCATTCAGAAGTACACGGGGACGATTGTTAGCCCGGTGACGGTAGTCCTGCCGCAGACGGTTCAGGTTTACTACATAACCAACCAGGCGTCTTCGGCCATTTCGTTTACGACTGGTGCGGCTGGTGCGGCGACGGTTTCTGTCCCGAGCAATCAGCAGGTTATTGTTTTGTGCGACTCGGTCAACTTATTAAATGCCTCAACGTTGGCGGTTGGCGGGAGCTCGGTCTCTTTGGTAAATGGATCTGTCGGGGCTCCCTCTCTGTCGTTTTTGTCTGAATCCAGTACAGGAATGTATTACCCCGGCACTGGAGAAATTGGCTTGGCGATTCTTGGGGCAAAAATGTTTGGCTTAACCTCGACTGGGTTGGCCATTTCTGGTACCGGGAACTTTACGGGCGGGATCTTTTCTGGGGTCTTCTGAGCATGACAAAAAAGGTCTTTTCCCTAAACACTCTCGCAGGGGTTCAGAGAGACGGTACTGTATTTGACAAGAATTTCTATACCGCATCTAAGTGGACCAGGTTTCAGAGAAATCGTCCTCGAAAAATTGGCGGTTACCGGGTGCTCACGAATCAACTGACGGGGCCGTCTCGTGGAATTTGGGTTAACTCATCAAACGGCATCAATCAAATTTTCTCTGGTTATAGCGACGGCCTCCAAGAGCTAACGATTGACAATATCGGGACTGGGCAGGGTATTCAAAACTTTACCCTTTCCAATTTCACGGCAAGCCCAAACAATTTGTGGCAGTTTGACGGGTTTTATGACGTTGGAGGAAACGGCGTTGGGTCCTTGCTTGCCCATCCTGGCCAAAACCTAGCGGCGATTGACAGCACGACCAATACACCGGTTCTGATTGGGGACATCAACGGCACGACGATGTCAAAGATTGGTGTTTTTACGGCTCAAGTAACGGGCAACAACACGACGACGATAACGCTCTCTGCGGTAAATCCGTTGGTTGGGGCGGGTCAGACGGTGACGGGCACAAACGTACCTGCAAACACAAAGGTTGTCAGCGTCAACACCACCTCGGTTGTCGTTACTAACGTGGTCCCGTCCGGCGTAATAACTGCTACATTTGACAACAACGTGGACGTGTCTGGCGGGGTGGTTGCTTTACATCCGTATATCTTTGCGTATGGCAATAACGGATTCATCAAGAACTGCACCGCCGGCAACCCTTTGAATTGGGTCGGGATAGACGCCAATGAGGTCAACGTGGCGGCTGGGAAGGTCGTGCAGGCGCTCCCAGTTCGTGGTGGCACCAACGCCCCATCCGGCTTGTTTTGGAGCCTTGAGAGCCTGATCAGGGTGTCTTACTTGGGCGGCCAGGGAACCCCCGCGCAGTACTGGCGGTATGACCTTATTAGCAGTCAATCATCAATTCTGTCTAGTCAGAGCGCGATTGAGTATGACGGGATTTACTACTGGTGCGGCTCGGACAGGTTCCTGTTGTACGCCGGTACCGTTAAAGAAATTCCGAACACGTTCAATCAGAATTATTTTTTTGACAATTTAAATTACTCGCAGCGCCAGAAGGTATGGGCCTGCAAAGTACCAAGGTTTGGTGAAATCTGGTGGTTTTACCCTCGAGGCACTGCAACTGAGTGCAACGACGCCATTATTTATAACGTAAGGGAGGGCGTTTGGTACGACGCCGGCGAGGCTTTGGGTGCGAGGAGAAGCGCCGGGTACTTCTCGCTTGTTTTCCCGTACCCGATCATGGCCGACTCAACCGCTCAGCCTAGCGTTCAGTTGTTCGTCAAGGAGTACATTGCGACGAGCGGGAGCGTCTGGCTGTATAGCGACACGGCAAGCACACAGGTCGCTGCGCAGCAGGTTATTAGCGGCTCTACCGTGTCAGGGGGGGCGGCAGTGGTAACGGTAGTCTCGAGCAGTTTGAAGACGCTGGGGACGATTACAGGGGGCTCTGGCTACACCAACGGAACGTACACAGGGGTTGCCTTATCCGGTGGAGGTGGGTTTGGTGCAACGGCCAATATTGTGGTGAGTGGCGGCGCGGTGACTTCGGTGACGGTTGTGTCACGCGGGGCCGACTACCTGGTTGGTGGATCATTGACGGCGACCATAACCGGAGGCGCTGGGTTTTCAGTGCCGGTTGCGTCCATTTACACGCAGGGTGTAAAAATGTCGGCCGCGGCGACAAGCTCTGCCACGGCTGACCTTACGTTCAGTACGCCAGCAAACCGCATCCGGCTTTACCAGCACGAGTACGGAGTGAACGAGGCGAACGGCCAGGCGGTAAACGCAATTGAGTCGTACTTTGAGACTAATGACCTGGGGTGGGTCTCTGGTGGCCCGGCTGCACCGGCCTCCCCTACCGTTCAGAACGCGCAGGCGAGCGACAACAAGTGGATTCGTTTAGAGCGCGTGGAGCCTGATTTTGTTCAAACGGGGGACATGAGCTTGATTGTCACAGGGCGGCCTTACGCTCAGTCTGATGACGTTGAGTCTGCGCCTTATGTTTTCGGGCCGAGCACGGGAAAAATTGACATGAAGGAGCAGAGGCGCGAGCTGCGGTTGCGGTTTGTGAGTAACACAATCAACGGAGACTATCAGCTTGGCAAGACATTGTTAAGTGCAGACATTGGCGACGTTAGGGGCTACTGATGGCCGTTTTGTATGATCCACGATATTATTCTTTTGTGTCGTGGGCTGACTTGATGGTGGAGCAATTTGCCAGCAACCAGCTAGACATACCAAACGAGGGCACGGACTGGAGGGCTTGGGCTCGAGGCGTTAACGCCATTGACGTGTTTTCAAATCAGGGGGTCCCGTCGCCTGACATCTACGATAGTTGGGTTGATTGGGCTTTTGCACTCATCAACTGCATGGATAACAATGTCTGACACGATTTTTGTTGGAATTTCTTCCTATCGCGACCCGTTACTAGCCCACACCATAAAAAACGCTCTAGACAACGCCAAGTACCCAGAGAACATTCGGTTTGGCATTGTTGAACAGGAGGCGCTAGAGCACAGGCTCAACCCGGCGTCGATTCACGGCGCGAACATCACCTACGTTGCAATTGACCCTTTAGCGTCTCGAGGCGCCTGCTGGGCTAGGTCAATCCAGATGTCCCTGTACGACGATGAGGACTGGGTTTTCCAGGTGGACTCTCACATGATGTTTGACCAGGACTGGGACGAGTATTTTGTTGAGATGTGCAAAATACTTAGCATGAGCAATCCCAAAGTTGTTATTTCTGGGTATCCAAAAGGGTTTGAGTTCAAAAACGGAAGGTCTAAGAAACACTCGGACGACGACAACGTAATAGTTCACGCCTGCACGGACGACACTTCGTTTGAGAACGGCCCTGTTTTAAATATTCCGCCGAGGGGGTCTGAGCTAAAAGTTCCGGTAAAAGGTTTTTATATTGGTGCCCAGGTTATGTTTGCGCCTGGCAGGTTTTTGTATGAGGTTCCCTACGACCCGTACCTGTATTTTAACGGCGAGGAGCATTCGTTGGCTGTCAGGGCATTCACGCACGGCTGGGACATTTACCATTGCCCAGGGATGCCTGTTTATCATTTGTATGAAGGCGGGGACGCTGACAGTTACCGCAAGAAGCATTGGTCGGACGGTGAAAACGAAGATCGTAAGATAAAATGGGGTTCTTTAGATCTAAGGTCTAAGATGAGGCTGGCAGATATGCTATTTCACGGCAAGGACGTGGGGAAGTTTGGTCTTGGCAATGTTAGGACATTAGAACAGTTCGCAGATTTTTCAGGAATTGACTACAAAAACAAAACGATTCATGAGAAAGCTCGAAAAGGAATTTGGGAATAAATATTATGGCTTTGCAAACTGGAGAGGACAATAGTAATGACGATTATGTGCTTGCTACAAGAGCATTAAACACGGCACGAGCAAAACTTGACAACGCCATTTCTGTAGCAAACAAGGTAGGCTATGACGCATCAGGTCTTGAGAAAGCAAGGGCAACTTTACAATTAACAAAGCTCCCCGATGGAGGTGCGCAAGACGTTTATTTTAATGAAGGCGCATTTAATCAAGCATTTCAGCCTGAGGTAACGAAACTATATAATTCCCCCGGCGGACAGTCTTATAAAAGATCCGGGGATTTAATAAGTTTATCTCGTTTTGAGGGCAATTTTGATTGGAGATATGCCCCGTACGCCGATCAAATTATCAAAGAGTTTGGCCAAGAGACGCCTTATACGGCTGCAATGGCGATGCGTTTGGCGCAAGACTATGGCGTCACTTCGCTTCGAGATCTTAGTTTTGATAAAAAAACAATACCGGGGTATACAGACTATAATTTAAACCCCGATAGTCCAACTGTTATTCCAGACCAAGAAGTTCCTGTTGTCACAATAAAAAGCACAGGGAAAGTAATACCAAACAATTTTGCTTCATACGACAACGGAGGGACAAATAAAAACGGCGGAGCCACATTTCGGTTTTCTTGGGACTTAAATCCCGATGGCACTCCGACAATTAAAACAGATTCTACTCCTCGAGCCGGCGGGTTTATCAATGATTTTGTCAAGCCAATCCTTCCGTATGCCGCGCTTTTCATTCCCGTTATTGGGCCTGAGCTTGGCGCATCAATGCTTGCCGGGACTGCGTTTGCTGGAAACGCTGTTTTAGCTACCGCGCTAGGGAATGCCGTTCTTAATCTTGGCGTTCAAGCGGCAGCTGGGAATATTGAAAACCCTAGCGATGCATTAAAGATTTTTGCAGCTGCTGGAGTTTCTGCGGCCGTAGCACAAGCGGCAAACCTAGTAACTCCAGAAGGGCCTCCAACTCCTGGTGCGTACACAACAGATGCCGGGAAACTTATTGATGGCATGACTGGCGGTGCCATTACAGGGAAGCTCGCTGACATTGTGGGCGGCGCTGTACAGGGCGGGTTAACAGGGCTTGCAACGAACACAGACCCCGTTAAAGCGGCGATCATGGGAGGTACAGCCAGGCTTTCTGGAGTTCTAGGCCAATCAATCGCTACGTCAACTGGGAATCAAGCTTTAGGAAACGCCGTAGCTACCGCCCTGAACACCGCGGTGACTACTGGCAGATTAGATACTGCACTAAGTAAAGGTGGAATAGCAGGTTTAAATACAATCCTCAATGAGACTTTGGACAGCACGGCAAGGGAGCAGAAGCTTACGCCGGACCAAACCAAAGCCCTCAAAGCTGGCGGAGCGCTTGCATTACAAACCATTGTTTCTGGGACTCCAAGCCCTCAGCAGGCTATACAAACAATAGTCACAACGCTAAAGAACGATTACGACGCAAACAAAAAAACATTGCCTTTAAAACAAGCAGACTTGACATCTGACAAGGTTGCGTCCGGCCCGTTAACTGTCGCTGATGCAAATGGAAACCTTGATTTAGGTTCTTTATATGTAAGTTCAGTCCCAACAAATTATTCGGACTTTGTTAAGTTTGCTTCGGCTAATACTGGAACAATGTCTGATGTGTCAATAGCACTCCCGACGGTTTTGGTTCAAGGAAATACGGATGTAGACCCAGGTTCTTTTTTCAAAAGCTTGGCTGAAAGCGCGGCAGACGCTATGGGTCTTAATGGCCCTTCAGATAAAACAGCGGCAGACGTAGGGCAGCAGTTATTTAATGGCATTGTATGGCTTGCCAAAAACGCTCCCAAAGATGATCCAAAAAATCCCGTCAATGATTTGATGCGGAGCGTGACCTATACGGTTCTTTCTGGCGGTGTCGATTCTCTTGGAGCCGTCAACGCCCTTAACGGAGTGTTAAAAACTTTAGGCGTAACAACAGAAGGTGGTTCGTTAGATCAGTTTGCAAAGCGCGTAAACATATTGTCAGACGCACTTACTCCGCCCGCAGCAAAAGCTCAACAAGAGGCGTTTTCAAAAGAGTGGGCTAATGTAAAAAATGCGCAAGATGTTTTGACTGTTTTAGCTAAGGCGCCGTTCAACTATCCTCTAGCGACCTTAAAACAAGTCATTTCAGAGGTTGGCGAAGAGGGGTTGCAGGCGGTTGTAACGGGAGGGGCCGCGGGCGTTGCAAAGCTCCTGTCTGCAGGTATGAAAGTTGGATCGTCAATTGGAAGGAAGGCCGACTTTGCATATGAGGTCGCAGAGGCAGCCGGTGGAGCAGCCAACGATGCCGCTCAAAAAAGAGCTGAAGTTTTACAAAAAGACCTGGCCTCAGGAAAGATAACCCAGCAACAATTTAACACTGAGGTTGAGGCCGCCAGAGCAAAAGGTGCCCTAGCCGGGTTGGTGATTGGAACAGTTTCCGGCAAGGTCCCAGATCTTCCTAAAGTAAGCGATGCGGCGACATCCAGCGCTCTTAATAAGGTAGTGGCCAACACGCTTATTGCAACGGTAAACGTGATTGGGAAAGAAGGCCTTCCTGCGGCAGCTGCAGATTATTTAACGTCGGTTGCTGCTGGAAAAGATGTAAGCGCTCTTGATCTTTTAAAAACAGGAGCGTTGGATTCTGCTTTAAGCAAAGCAACAAGCGGTTCAATAAGCTTGACTGGCAAGGCTAGAGATGCCGGGGCCAGCGTATACAATTCCTTAAAAGATACAGGGATTGATTCAAACAAGACATTTGCAACTTCTGATGCTGACGTTAGGTCTTTAATAAAAAACGGTGGCAATCTTGGCTCGTTAACGTCAAAAGTAAGTGATTCGTTTACTAACGGAGGTGTACTGCCTGAAATTGCAGACATCGCTGCCAAAAGGTATGTTGGCGGGACTGTTGATAAAGTTCTCTATGACACCCTAAAGAAGAACAACGTTGCAGAAGACAAGATTGACACCATCATTGGTTCGGTCACGGATTCTATTTCAAATGGCGGAAAAACAGACGACATAATAAATAACTTCAACTCTGCGCTTCAAAAAAATGGTGTTGACCTAAAATCTTCAGACTCTGCGCAAACAGAACTTTTTGGAACTAGCAAGCAACAACAAGAATCAGCGCAGTACGACAAGCGGGTTTCTGAACTCATTACGCAGGGCAGCCCTGTTGCCGATGCGCAGACAAAAGCTCAAAACGAACTAGGGTTAACTTCGAGTTGGGTTGATTGGAATAATTCAAAAAAACAAACAACCAGCGCAAGCCCCAGTACGTCAACAAGCCAGGTATCGGTTAGCAATATTTCGGCAAGCAGCTCGCCTATTGGTAGCTCTTCTGTTGTCTTGGCTTATATTTCCGCTTCCAAGTCGACGTATGCTTCTAACTCGGTCTCTGCTTCAATATCTAAATCAGCTTCAATATTGGACCGGGTTTCTTCAATTTCTATTTCAAAATCTGCTTCTGCGTCTACTTATTCTTTTAAATCCACTTCGGCCTCTATAGTTGCCTCCTCAGCTTCTGCCTCAAGGGCCACTTCTGCATCTAAGTCAGCCTCTGTTTTTGCGTCTCAATCAAATTCAAGTTCCATTTCAAAATCAGTTTCTGCGTCTAAATTTACTTCGGCCTCTTCGTCCTATTCCGCTTTTCAATCTGCGTCTCAGTCTACCCGCACGTTTTCAATTTCAGCTTCAAAATCAACCTCTGTATCTAATTCAATTTCCATTTCTGGGTCTACTTCTGCATCTGCATCAACTATTGCATCTTCAATTTCCGCTTCAAAATCTATTTCTGCATCTAATTTAATTTCTGTTTCAACGTCTAAGTCTGCGTCTCAGTCTGGCTCAATTTCAGCTTCAAAATCTATTCTTGCGTCTATTTCAGGCTCTGTTTCCTCTTCTAAATCAATTTCGGTTTCTGCAATTACCTCTTCAATTTCCGCATCAAGTTCTCGTTCAACGTCAATCTACAATTCCACCTCTCAGTCAATCTCAACGTCCAAAAAGGATTTATCTGACAAAGCGTCCCTTGACAAATCTTCAAAGGATAAAGCTTCTATTGACAAAGCGATATCTGAAAAATCAGGGCAAGAAAAAGCTTCTTTGTTGAAGGTGTCAATTGAAAAGGCGTCAAAAGACAAAGCATCCATTGACAAAGCTTCTATTGACAAGGCTTCTGTTGAAAAAGCTTCAGTTGTAAAAGCTTCAGTTGAAAAGGCCTCTATTGAGAAAGCTTCTATTGCAAAAGTTTCAGTAGAAAAAGCTTCTTTAGACAAAGCTTCTATTGCAAAGGCTTCAGTAGAAAAGGCATCTATTGACAAAGCTTCTATTGCAAAAGCTTCGGTTGAAAAGGCTTCAGTTGTAAAAGCTTCAGTAGAAAAGGCATCTATTGAGAAAGCTTCAGTTGTAAAAGCTTCAGTAGAAAAGGCATCTATTGAGAAAGCTTCAGTTGCAAAAGCTTCAGTAGAAAAGGCATCTATTGAGAAAGCTTCTATTGCAAAAGCTTCGGTTGAAAAGGCTTCAGTTGTAAAAGCTTCAGTTGTAAAAGCTTCTTTAGACAAAGTTTCTATTGCAAAAGCTTCAGTAGAAAAGGCATCTATTGATAAGGTTTTGGCAAATAAAACGCAAGAGCAACAAGCTTCAATTTTGGCCAAGGTTTCTGCAGACAAGGCCTCTATAGAAAAAGTTTCTGCTGATGTTTCGTCCAGCGCCTTGGCTAGCGCTTCAATTAGCACGTCAGTCAAAACTTCAACAGAAACCTTTACTAGCACGTCAATTAGCGCATCAATCAGCGCATCAACCAGCGCCTCTGTTAGTACGTCAATCATCGCATCTGCAAGCGTTTCGGTTACTACATCAGTTAGCGCGTCGGTTAGCCCGTCAATTAGCACCTCTGTTAACACGTCGTTGCCTGAGCTTTCTCCGCCTGTTACGTCCGAGCCTGTCTCGTCGCCGCCGGTTTCTTCGAAGCCTCCTAGCTCATCACTGCCTATTACGTCCGAGCTTGTTTCGTCTCCGCCGGTTTCTTCAGGGCCGCCCAGTTCCTCCCCGCCCAGTTCCTCCCCGCCCAGCTCCTCCCCGCCCAGTTCATCTCCGCCTAGCTCATCTCCGCCTAAGTCATCCCCCCCAGTTTCACCGCCTCCGGTTAGCTCGCCTGCGCCAAAGAGTGGATTTCAATTTACTGTTCCGCAAATTGCAGAGGTTGCCGCGGCGGCCACTCCATTTCTTGAAACAACAACAAAAATCATCGGCGGCACCCCGCAATACAAGGGCATACTTGATCAATTTTTCGCCAAGGCAAAAGAGCCCCTTGCGCCGACACATAAACCATTGGAGTCTGAAATGCCAAAGCAGCAGTATTATGAATATGGAGAGTCAACCCCAATCGGCGACATTTTGGGTGAGACCGGTGAACAACCAGCAACCGAGGAGCAGGGGTTTGCAAGAGGCGGGCTAGCGGCGCCTTTCGAAAAGCTCTATAAATCGGGTAAAATGAGAACAGATTTCCGCCGCGGGGATGCTGTTTCTGGGCCTGGCGATGGACAATCCGATGACATCCCGGCAATGCTTGCGGACGGAGAATTTGTTTTCCCTGCCGATGTTGTTGCCGCGCTCGGAAATGGATCTACGAAGGCCGGGAGCGAGCAGTTGTATAAAATGATGCACAACATCCGCTCTCGAGCTAGGAAAGCAGCCCCGAAAGAATTGCCGCCCAAAGCCCTGTCGCCACTTGAATACCTGAAGCGGAGAAAATAATGTCATTCTTTCAAGGCGGGGCGCTGCCAAACGTAACTGAGACGCAGACGGCCAAGGAAAATGCGCCGGAGTGGTACAACCAAACGGTTACCGGTTTGTCCAATACCGGGCAAGATTTTTTAAAGAAGACCCCAGATCAGTTGGTTGCAGGCTACGACCCAATGCAGACTCTGGGTTACGGCAAAGTAGAGGGGGCGGCGGGCGCTTATCAGCCGGGCCTAAACAACGCAACCAGTACGGCTGGCGCCGCGGCCGCTGGGATCACTCCAGAGCGCCTGCAGCAGTTAATGAACCCCTACACAGCCAACGTTGTGCAGGAGCTTGCCAGGCAGTCCGGGAACGCCCTCCAGCGCAATATTTTGCCGCAGGTCACGGGTCAGTTTGTCGGGCAGGGTGCGCTTGGGTCATCGCGTTACGCTGGTGCGCTCGGGCAGGCCATGACGGACGTCTCTGCAAACTTAGCCGGAGAACAGGGCAAATTGCTATCTAGCGGCTATAGCGATGCGATGAAAAACCTGCTGCTGGAACAACAGAACCAGGTGCAGGCCGGGAAGCTTCAGAGTGACCTTGCAACTCAGGCTCAAACGCTTGGATTGAACGAGGCGACCGCTTTGAGGAATGCCGGGGCGGAGCGTCAGAAGTACGAGCAGCAGAAATTAGAGGCGCCGCTTACCACGGCAAGTAACGTGGCCGGGTTGTTAAGAGGGTACCAGGTTCCATCTGACAAGACTCAGACGACGGTCAAGCCGGGAACCCAGGGCCAGTTTGGTTTGAGTGACTTCCAAAAGATTGGAACACTTGCCTCGCTCTTGGGTGGCGCCAATGCCAGCGGTCAGATTCCGGGATTGACTGGGGCTCAGAGTAATGCCTTGAGAGGCGTTGTCGGAAGCGGTATCAATAGTTTCTCTAATTACCTTCAGAATCGGGCCAATTACACAGGGGTTCTTGGGGATAACGGGCAAAGCGTTGTTAACACATCAAACGTTAACGCTCCTGATAGCTGGGACCTGCAAGGGTATACATATACACCTGGCGATTATGACCTTGTTGGGCCATAACGACATCAACACGGCAGCATAACTAATATGGCAACCAAAAGCGCGGCGATCACCGATCCAGAGCTTCAGTCTCGAATGGAGGAGGCTTACCAGAAGCTTGTTGAGTCTCTGGACCAAAGAAAGAATCGGTTTTTTGATCCGAGTTACTTGGCCGCCGCGCAGGCCTTTGCTACGCCAACAAAAACCGGGAGTGCTTTTGAGGCCCTTGGTAACGTGGCGGGCGCAGTCGGAAAGTCGCAAGAGGAAGAGGCCAAGCGCGAGATTGAACTCAACAAGGCCAAGTTTGACATCAACAAGGAACTGCTCGCCCTCAACCAGCAGCAAAGGAGGCAGCAGTTTGGGATGGGTGAACTGGGTGATACTCAGCCGACCCCTGCTACGCCTGCCGCTGGTGCTCTACCGGGACAACCGCCTGCAGAGGGTGGTGCCTTGACGTCTGCAGTTACCGCCCAGCCCACTATGGCCACTATGGGGATTACAGCCAGGCCACTAGTAAACGAGCCACAGGGTGCCCTACCTTCAATGCAACCAATTAAGACCCCTGGCACCCCACAGCCAGAGCTGGTTACCAAACCTGTACCGCCTCCTCCCCTTGCCGCTCCTGCTGCCCCTCCTGCCGGCGCCCTGCCTCCTCCTGCTTCTGCCGCGGCCCCCTCTGCCGTTCCTCCTCCTGAAGATTTAAGGTGGGGAATGACGCCAGCAGGTCGCAAGGTGGCCAGGGCTGCATTTGGAGAGGGCGCCTCTTTTGCTGATTCAGTCAAAAAAGGCCAGGAGCACGACGCTGCCATTCAGAAGCGGATCAATGACGCTGAAGAGATTAGGATTAAGAACGCAAACCTTGGCATTTCCCAGCAGGAGCTTTTGGTTAAGCAGGGAACCCTAAAGGACGCACAGAACAAAACCGCGCAAGGCAATCTAATCAGGACTGATGATGGCATCGTTGACATCTCGTCTGGTACGCCAACGCTGGTTCTTGCTAGGGGCGGGAATAGTATTGTCTTCAACGGGAAAACTTACGACACCGATCCAGCAACCGCAAGTGAATTTAACAATGCAGTCTTGAACAAAGATTCTCAAAAAGTTGGTGAAATCTTTGCAAACCTTACCAACGCACCCGGCAAACCTGGAGCGCCTCGGGTTCTTTCGCAACAAGAACGAGAAGCACAGAAAGCACAAGAGCTGGCTGATATAGATGCTCAGAAACAAGTCAAGATTGAAAAACTAAAGGCCGAGCAAAAGCGGCAAGAGGATTTGGTCTCAAGGATGGATGCAATCAAAACACAGAAGAATGAAACTAAGACTCTGATTGATATCTTCAACAAGAAGGACGTTCAGAAGGTTCTTGGACCGACTGCGAAACCTGGTGTTAAGGCTGCGATTGGTGAGGTTGTTAGCGGTGGCTTGAACGTGGGCGGGTACCAGGTTGCTATTGCGAACTTTGACAAGGCGATCGTTCAGGTAGACGCCTCGCAAGAAGTCATTGATCAGCTCAACGTGGCCCGAAGCTTACTAAGTAAGGCAGAGCTTTTGAATGCTAGGACCTACCTCAAGGGCGAGGGTACAGTCACCAATATGGAGCGGGGGATCGTTAAAGACATCAACGGCATCGTAGACAAAGATCCAGCAAATGCGCTGTTGTTCAAGTCTCAGCTGGCCTACGCTCAATCTAGTATGAACGAGCGTTATATCAAAACGTTCCAATCCTGGCGCGACAAGAACCCTGAAGGAACGATTGAGCAGTTTAACCGCACCAAGGCCTACGACACGATTGAGTCCGATTATCACGATGAACTTAAGAAGATTAACAAGACGATCGGACTTGGACCAAAGCCAACCGAAAAGCCTAAAGACGAGGCTACGCTGACTACGGTCCGCAACAAGCTTCAGGGTTACGCAAACAAAGTGGTTCAGTAATGGCAAACTACCTAGATAACCTAGACGAAGGCCAAAAGCGTATTGCTGACATGGTCCGGGAGCAGGCCCAGGCTCAAGGGGTCCCTGTAAATCTGGCGCTCTCATTGGCGTTTGCGGAGAACGGGTTCCGTCAGTTCGATCAGAACGGCAAGGTAATTGCAAGCCCTGCCGGTGCTCTGGGGATCATGCAGGTCATGCCAGGGACGGCTAAAGAGTATGGCTTTAGTCAAAAAGATCTAGCGGACCCAGACAAGAACATCCAGGCTGGGGTCTCTGTTCTTAAAGACTTTTTGGGTCGCAGTAATGGCGACTCAATGATGGCCGCGGCGATGTACAACGCGGGCCCAAATCACGACTTCTTCAAGACTGGCAAGGGTGATCTGCCGCTAGAGACGCAGAATTACATCGCCAAGGTTAACGGCTTTGGTGGATTCGGAGAGGCAGAGCCGGCACCGAATGAACCTAAGCCTCCTGTTGAAGTTGAGCCGGAACCGAATGAGGCGACCCCAGAGGCGACCGTTCACCAGCAGGAAGCCTCCGATCCTGCTGCAGAGGCTCAGGCGAACAAAGAACTGGCGATGGGCACTGGGGCCGTTTTGGGTGCCGGATATGGTTTTGCAGAATCAAGGTTGAACAAAGCAGAAACTCAAGCCATGCGTGAGGAAATGGCGCGAGAGAGGGTTCGTGCCCAGTACGCTCAAATGCAACAGTCCCAGCAGGCCCAACAGGCGTCTGAATCTGAAAGGATGCAGTCGAGGATAAGGCTGCAATCTGGGGCCCTACCTGAGGCACCTGCTACTGGGGGCACTAGCGGAGAGAAATGGTCGAGGAACTGGCGTGGAGTTGAAACGCCTGGCTCTAGGTCCGTGCCTGAGTCTGCGTCAATGTACCAGCGAGGAAAGCTTCAGGGTGGATCTAAGATCTCTCAACGGATCAATAAGCTGTACCCGAAACTTAGTCCTAACGACCCAAACGCAATTTGGGAACGGATAAGCCAGCAATCAGACCAACGAGCGGCCGCTGCAGCAGAGCAGGCAATGCAACAGAGGATGGTGGAGGAACAGGCAAACCAGCAACGCCTGATGCAAATTGAAGAAGATACCAACAGGGCCAGGGCAGCTAGGCTAGAGGCAGAGCGACCCATAAATCGGGCTCGATCGGCCTTGAACTCGGTTAGGGAAATGCCTTTAGGACAAATTGGCGCTCGAGTTGCAAATGTTATGTTTCAACGATTCCCTGTTGTTGGATACGCAACCGCAGGAGCCAACATCACTAAAAACATGGCAGAGGCAGAACAAGCGTGGCGAGATAACGAACGTATCAAGGCTGTACTTAAAGCGGCGGCTGCAACGGCTACTGGGGCATCAATGAATCCAGCATTCGCCCCTGTAGCCGTTCCCGCCGTTGGTGCATTGGAAGCACTTAACGCTGTTCATGACTATTACAATCAAAGGTAGTTGTTCCGGATCTGCCAGAACTGCAGCAGGTGACAGAACATCTCCCAGCCGCGATCTAGCTCGACCGGGGTCCATTCCTGTACGCTCACTAGGCCTGGCCGAGTCCGAGACACAAAAACATTAGCGCAGACCGCGTTAGGCATCCCAAGACCTACACGGTAAGCGGCGAGCTGCATCAAATTCTCATCAAAGTTCACAATTTCCGACTCTGACTCAAACTCCTTCGTCTTGACGTCCAGAACAATGCCGTCAGTGTGAAGGTCAACCCGGCCGCCAAAGCCAATCTCATGCGCGAAGGCACGCTCCGCGATCCATTTCTTCTCGCCATAGGCTAGGTTGATCGTAGAAACGGTGCCCAGAACGTGTTCTGCGTATGCGGGGACGGGCTCTTTGCCATCGTAGTGATGGTCAATGGCAGAGTGGATCCTAGTGCCCTCCGCGGCTGCCTGGCGCGACGTTTCTTGGCCGTCCTTGATCACCCTATTGACGTAATCCTCAACCGCCTCCTCGGGCTGCTGAGGGAGCTTTATGGCCGACAGAATAACTTGTTTCTGAATCCATAGGTTTAGCGCCGGCTTGGCCACAACGCCCAGGATTGTGGTGACGGACGGGACCAGGTCTTTCTTTCGCGCATCCCGTAGAGTCGTCGGGCGCTCCTTCCCGTTTATACCTATTTGAGTATATTGCGGGTCCCCGTCTCGGGTATACCAGTGCCCAGGGGATTGGTTGCTAATGATCATGCCGCAATTTCCTTTAAATATTTTTGAAATCTGACGTCTTTAAGAGCTTTGACTTCTGACGCAGACCGATACCCCTCAAGTCCGCCGTCGCGAGATTTTTTAAACTTGACTTCCGGAAACTCGCACCGGCCCTGTTTGAGCATCTGTATTTTGTAAGTTTCTGTGCAATCTTCACAAAATCCGTGGTTTGGGTGTGGATGCAAAAGCCTTGCAAGTTTTGTCCATTCTGAAAATTCTTTTCTTGACCCAAAACATTTTGGATAGTCAGCCATTTATCTTTGCCCTAAGTCGTTGAATTTCTTGATCTCTTTCTTCAAGTTTTGCCATCAGACTGTCGCTGGTCTTTTGCCAGACATCCATCCGATTTACTCGCTCTTCATGGTCCTTCTTCATCGCGTAAAAAAGACGCTCAGAGACCTCAATCTGTTTTTGAATAAAGTTAGTCATAACGCACCTACGTCAATAAGTTGACCTCTAAACTCCACCACGCCCTCGTCCCACTTGTGGACAAGCTCAGGCCAAAGCAATTTTGAATCTTTAAAGGTCAAAACGGCAAAGCCAGACCGCCAGTTCGTTGGGTTCATCTCTAAATAATCAAGAAACTGTGGCCCGTCAGTCTCAGCCAACGTTCCCGTATCCACCCCAAACCTGTTGCCCCTAAAATCCGCGAAGGGCGTGACCTTAAGACTGTGAAGGTGCCCGGTAACGATCGTAACGCCTGCCGATACCGTGTTCTGGTGCGTTGCATGGACGCCACTTTTGAAGCGGTGCTTAACAACTACGTCGTTGGTTGGCCAGCAGCTCCAGCAAGGGTGCCACTTCGGAAAATGGTCCTTCAACGTCAGCCCCTGAACACCCTCAAATTCAGGCACAAAAGAGCTTAGGCGAGATTCAAACCGGGTGTCATGATTCCCCAACGGCCAGATCAATTGAGTGTGATGGCGAGCTAGGTGGCAGGCATTTTCAATCTCGGTCATGTACTCCTTGCAGGCCTCGAGTTCCTGCTGCACGTTTGGCCTTGTTTGCCATTGCGACCTGGGGTGCCTGCTGATCCCGGCGCCATCGAAAATATCTCCGTTTGCGATAACCATCACCGGTTTAAGCTCTTTTATCGCCCATAAGAGGCCCTTGAGAGCGGTAGTCCTGATGCCAGGCCAGAAATGCGCGTCGGAAAAAACAAGGACGGTGCCGTCTGTGACACCGCCCCTATGCTCTGCTTTCTGAACGTGCGTTTTGTTTTGTAGGTTTAGCTTGGCTTTTCTCTTGCGAAAATTGCGCTCGCTTATTCCTAGCGCCTGAGCCGCCTCTGTGCTGCTGCGGTAAATTAGACTGGCAGAGGCAATCTCTTCGTCCGTAAAAACCTGAGCACCCATTTTTACTCTTCCTGATACTCCCCGCACCACTCATCATCAGAGGTGGCAGGGAATACGGTAACGGGCGTCAAGTTGCCCTCGTTGTTTAATAAAGCCACAACAGCAGGGGGGTTCGCATGACACGTCCCAGAGTTCTCCTCGTCCTGCTGCCAAAAAAAACAGCTTAAGCAAGTCGGTTCGTCAACCTCTTCGTCGTCCGGCAATTCTGGCTCATTAATTTTATTTGAAATTGGAATTTCGTGGATTTTGAGAATTTTCAAAACAGCGGATTGCATAAAAATCTCCATTAAATAGAAACAACCTCTAAAGAGTCGGTCACACCAGGAATTTCTTTTGTTGACAAAATGATCCCCAAAGAATAAATATCCTTGAATAAATCTTCTGTGTTCCCAAAAGCGTTGCCCGACTTGTAAATGACTTCATTAAATTTCCATATCTTATAGTCCGGCATAAACTTTTTGATGTAAAAGTTAATTGTGTTTCTGACGTGATAATTGTATTCAAGATATATTACAGGCTTGAATTTTTCAATTGTTTTGTATGCACCTAGCATCGTTTGTGGCTCAAACCCTTCGGCGTCGACTTTTATTAAATCGCAACGGTCTAGGTTTAACTGATCAACTGTTATCAATGGAACTTCAACGCCCTCAGAGTCTCCGACAGTTACCGCGCCAAAATTGTATTCAATGCCAATGTCCAAATCAGGAACTTTAATCTTCCCGGACTGGTCACCTGCCGCTGCATGATATGCGTGAACGTTGTATACCTCGTTGCAAATTAAATTAGCGCAAAGTATTTGAAAAATCAGCCTCTGAGGCTCAATTGCATAAACCCTGCCGTTGTCCCCAACGAACTTTGCGATCGGGACGGTATGGGTTCCAATGTTCGCCCCGACCTCAACGACTACGCCCCCTTCTTTAAGAATTTGTCTGCACTTATCGACAAGTTCCGACTCCCACTCTCCGTAAACCGCCAGGCATTTGCCGACGTAGGTATCATTGGTAGGGTAGAGGAACTTGCCGTCTCGAGCCTCAATGCCTGAGATTTTGCTCATTTTGTTCTCGTGATCAAGAAGACCTGGACGCCCCATTCCTCGGACAATTTCCGTTCAATTGCGTTGAGGGCCTTGTGATCCGTGAACGCCTGAATCGGGACACGAATAGAAATGTCCACCGAGATGGGCTCACTTAGCAACATCACCTGCCGAGACGTTCCTGTCAGGCCAGACTTATCTATGACCTTATCAAAGAACTTGCTGGTTTTGGCTTTCACTTGGTCTGTCTTTGCGGCTTCGAGTTCAAGGACCGCGGCTTGCTCATCTGTAAAATCCATGCTTTTCCTCAATTTTTTTAGCGATTACTGTCGTGATCAAACAGGCACCCAGGAGACCTATGGCCAGCGAGGTTTCCCCCGCCAGCGCACAGGCCACCCCAGCACCGAATAGGATGGCGCTTAACATGATCAGAAGGGGATAGAGTCGTCGTCGTCTTCCACGCTGACGCTTGCGGGTGCCGCCTTCTTGGCCGCCCACTCTGGAGCCGCCTGAATCTTCTCCTTGATGCGATCGCTCAACCGCTCAAAGACGACCATATTGCGATCGGCTAGGCTGAAGAAATCAGGCGTGTTGTAGCCCTGCGGAAGGTTCTTCTTGAGCGTAGCGTGAACAGGACTCACCGAGCTGACGTTCGTGTACATCCGACCGTTTGAGCCGGGGTTCTCCTCAACGGTCAACATACACCACTGGCCCAGGATGTTCTCCATTCTGAAGCCCTTCTCCTCCTCAGGTGTAAAGTCACGACCTCGCCAGGCACGGAGGTGCTTGCGAAGGGTGCTGGCCTCGTTCATGGAGGCGGTGTAGTTCTTGGTGATCGTGAGCGGCTCGCCCTTGTGGGTAACCAGATCTTCACCGTTCTCGTCAGCCCCGTGAACTTCCCACTGGATCATGACAACGTGGCGGCTTTTCGTCTCACCGTCGTACACGGCAGTCTGCGTGCCCATGTCAACAAAACGGTAGCATCGGGCGAGGTAGGTGCCTGCCGGGATCTGCTTGTAGTTGCCCTCTACTTGCTTCGATAGAATCATTTTTTCCTCTTGTGTTAACGCCAAAACGTTGGCAAAACGGACTCTACACACAAAAAAAAACTTGTCAACCCCCTTGACGACTGGCTTTTGATCGGTCATCGTTCGCTCACCTTAAGGAGGTAACAGTGAACTGGTACAAATTTCGATACGCTGAATACGCGATGCAGACCCGCCACCTAACCGAGCTCGAGGACCTGGTGTGCAGGCGTTGCATTGACCTCTACTACGGTCACAAACAGCCATTCCCTGACGCTGAGTGGGTCGCTAAGAGAATCCAGATCTCTGACGTCCAAGTCGTTGATTCTGTTCTGAAAGAGTTCTTTAGGAAGGGCGAGGATGGGTACTCCTACCAGCAGGCCGATGACGACCTTTCCGACTTTGAGGTCAAGTCACAAAAGGCTCGAGACGCAGTCAACGCGAGGTGGCAGATACGTTCGTATTCCGAGCGTAATACCTTAGACAAGAAGAGAGAAGAAGAGAATAGAAAAGAAAAGAAAATAAATATACCTCTGTCCGCTATCGCTAGTCGTTTTAGTGAATTTTGGTCAGCATGGCCTGCAGGGCAGCGAAAGTACGGCAAGGAGGCTGCGTTAGCGTCTTGGGTGAAGCAGGCGCTTGACGGCGAGACGGATGAGATCGTCGCCCATGTCCTGAAGTCTCGGGATTCGGAGGGTTGGCTTGCCGGTTACATTCCTGCCCCGACGACCTACCTCAACCAGAGGCGATGGGATAGCCAGGCGACCGATTTGCCGAAGAGGCAGGGAAAATGATTGATAATCTCCTCTCCCGGCTTGAGAAGGTCTCGGGGCGGAACGGCTCCTGGGTCGCTAAGTGCCCGTCCCATCAAGACAAATCCCCATCACTTGCCATTGCAGACCGCGATGGTGTGATTCTTTTACACTGCTTCGCAGGATGCACCGCCCATGAAATCTGTGGCGCAATCGGCATTGACATCTCCGACCTGTTCCCAGATAAACGGGAGCGCACAGGTCCAAAGCCTAAGTTCTACTCTAAGGACTTGCTGAAAATCATTCACTTTGAGGCGGTCATTGCGATGACTTTAGCCCTTGACGTGTCCCGCGGTAAGACCATAAGCCAGGAAGACCTTGACCGTGCCTGGCTAGCCTACGAGAGGATCGATGAAGCTCTCAAATTCGCCTGACGGCATCGAAGAACGGGCCAAGGCGCTCGACCAACACCGTAAAGTCCGACAATCCGACATTGACGTAGCGAAATATGAAAAACTAACCGAAATCAAGCTCAAGGTCCGAGAGGCAAGCGCCTACCTGCTCGAGATCCTTGACAGTCGTAATCAACCAGCTCCACCCAAGCCGCTACAGATGCCCTGGACCAAAACCTGGGGCGAGTTTGAGTTTCGCCTGGGCGAGGTTACGGTCTACGCGGGCTCTAACGGGGGCGGCAAGAGCCTTCTTACGGGTCAGATAGCCCTAAGCCTTGTCGGACAGGGTGAGCGCGTCTGTATCGCTAGCTTTGAGATGAAGCCAGTCCGTACCCTTACTCGGATGCTGCGTCAATTCTCTGGTGAGAACGTCGAGGGCATGACCTACCCTCAGGAGGCGCTGGCGAAGACGGTCGTTGATTTTGACACTTTCTCGCAGTCCAAGCTCTGGCTCTACGATCAGCAGGGGACAACTGACGCCCGATCGGTGGTGGCTATGGCCAGGTACTGTGCGATGGAGTTGGGCATTCGTCATATCTTCATTGATAGCTTGATGAAGTGCGTCCAGGGCGAGGACGACTACAACGCCCAGAAAAATTTTATTGATGAGCTGACGGCGCTGGCGAGAGACCATGACGTCCATATCCACCTGGTGCATCACATCCGCAAGCTTCTGTCTGAGGAGGCACAGCCGAACAAGTTTGACCTCAAGGGTAGCGGCGCTATCACCGACCAGGTTGATAATGTATTTGTGGTCTGGAGAAATAAGAAGAAGGAGACGGCTCAGAAGAGCGGCGGCGGTTTTATGCCGTTTGAGCACGACCTGACGCTGATGTGCGAGAAGCAGCGCAACGGGGACATTGAGGAGTGGTACAAGCTGTGGTATCACCGAGACAGCCAGTCCTTTTGTGAGAACGAGCAGATGCAACTAGTGAGGTACGCATGATGGAAATTACCCTACCCTGGCCGCCCAGCGTCAACACCTACTGGCGCAAGTGGCAGAACCGTATGGTCATCTCAGACGCCGGCAGGCTGTATCGGGAGGCTGTGATGCACCAGATCATGCACAGCAACCCGACTGCCCACTTTGAGGGTCCGATCGTCATGACGGTTGAGGCGTTCAGGCCTGACAAGCGCAAGCGTGACCTTGATAACCTGCTCAAGGCGCCGCTCGATGCGCTGGCTCACGCGGGTATTTACAAGGACGACTCGCAGATTGTAGACTTGCGTGTCTTCTGGGGCGATATTGTCGCAGGGATGTTGAAGGTAACCATTAAAGAGGCTGAAAGTGAAAAACGAATGGATTCAAGGGTTTGACGCTGGCGTTGCGATCATCATTCAGGAGGTGGAGGCGTGGATGAAGCTGCGCCCAGAGCAGGAGTCGGTCCTCGAGCCCCTCCTGGAGCACCTCAAAAGCGAGGAAAAATCGGAGCCAAAAAAAATTTAAAAAAAAAGTGAAAAAAATCTACACAGGACGAAAAATTCTGTGTAGTATTCAACTCATGGGCTGCACGGTGTGGCCCAGGTTAAAAAGGACAGTGAAATGAACGCAGTTACCAACATCGAAGCTCTCGCACTCCAGACCCACGAAGCGGACGTCCTGGGCAGCCTCCTCGCCAAGATCGCAGAGCTGACCGCACAAGCAGACGCCATCAAGGACCGTATGAAGGATGAGGCAACTCTCCCAGGTGGCGCCACGGTCTTTGAGGGTGCTTTCTTCAAGGCTACCCACTCCGAGTCCAACCGTAGCGTCGTTGACTGGAAGGCCCTGGTCAAGTCCTGCGGCATCAGCGCCGACAAGGTGGCCGAGTTCACAAAGTCGACCGCGGTGTTCAGCATCAAGGTCACCTCCCGCTAACCTAACCGGCCCCCACTAAACCGGGGGCTTTTTTATATGCAAATTGAAATGGCCGAGTCATCAACAGTTCTCCTGGTCAATGCCCGCAAGCTTCAGGAGATTCTTGCTTCGTCATCGCCTGACAGAACGCTTGTCAATTCATTGGTGAGTGATTTACTCTTTCATTGTTCACGTCTCTATGTTGGAAACAATGAAAGTAATCGAATTGAAGCGTCACTTCGGGAAACGGGGTAACTCAAGCGCCCGAGCGGTAGACGAAGAGGAATTGGTTGAGCTGCTTGGCCATTTAAAGCCTGAGAATAAGCGTATCAAGGTTTATTCCAATTATGGTTTTGTCACTAAATCTTACAACTTCCCGTGCAAGATCCAGTTCATCGAGGCCAGGCGCCAGAAGGATGGGTCTTGGGACTTCAACGTCGGCTGGGAACAGGCGGCCAGGAAGGACGGCGTTGGCGAAAGAATCATTGTGGAGTAAAGTATGGAACGCGATATTGCGTGGCGTAAATGGCGAGACAGCATCATGGCCGGAACAGGTAACTACCACCCTCTTGAGGAGCCGCTGTATAAGTGCTGGTGCGCGGCCTGGGACTCCGCCTGCTTCAGCTTTGAGGAGAACAAGCCGCCGATGGGGTTGGGTCAGCGCCAGCTGATGAAGCTCGCCCTAGCAGCAGGCCTTATTGACAGGCACGAGAATGCCAAGGAATATTACGTTAAGGGTGACCTAGATGAGGTTGTCGATTTTGCCCGTCTGGTGGAGGATGCACACAACATCTGACCGCCGTCAAAAGGAGTTGGATAGATGTTCAAACTGGCCAGGAAAAACTATCTTCGCGAAATTTTTAGCGGAGGCAGTAGCTGCACAGGAGACTGCGGACAGGGAAGACGATGCACCTGTTCCGGCGAGTCAAAAGAAATGAGCCGGCCGCCGGAAACAGCAGAAAAGCCTACTGATAGCGCAGCACAAAACCCTGCGTTTTGTATCAATAGATTAGACATCATCCGCATGGCGCGTGAGGCTGGAGCCAATCGTTCAAGCAACCCAGACAAATGGGACATTTTAGAAATTCGAGACACAGACCTTGAACGATTTGCCGCCCTTGTTGCCGCGCACTTTGAATGTCTTCCGGGTCGGAAACCAGTTCAGGTGCCGGTAACAGAGTTTGTAGAGATGGTGATGGAGAAAGAACACTTGGTAGGCAAACCGTTGGTATGGGCGCAGTGGCCCAATGAGGAGCAGAAATGAGCGATGAAATGGATTACACCGTCACGCTTACGGCTAAAGACCTTGCATTCCGTGAACGTGCTCGCGCGGCAGGAATACCGCGCATAGTGGTGTCAATGTATGCAGAAGCATTGCAACGGTTAGTAGAGGACGAGCGGGAGGAGTGCGCCAAGGTTTGCGAAGAGCCGGGTTGGAACGCCGCAAACTGGTGTGCAAAACATATCCGCGCAAGGGAAGAGAAATGATAATCAACGGCAGGATTGTCAAAGACTGGGACAAGAGCCAGATCAGCATTGGCTACCAGCGCCCGCCACAGTTCAAAATCATCACTTGGGACATGGGTCGGGTGCAGGGCTGGCTGTTGGGGCAGACGCCGCTGGCGAGAAATTTCATTGAGAAGGTGATCAGATGAACGAAATCGTTGAATTTCTGCGCGAGAACGGCGAATCGACTTTGTTCGATATGTCATTCCCAGGCGTAGACCGGCGTACGTTGTCCAGTAGACTTAAGCGTTTGTACGAAACCCGTGTGATAGACCGTAGGATGTTGATCTCCGACCGTGGCGACTTCTGGGCGTACAGCGCAATCGATGGCCCGGATCGGCCTTTTCAGTACC